ATACTCGCCATTCTGTATGGCTTGTACAAACTGAGAACTATTCATGTTCTTTCCGGTGAAGTTGTCATGAAACTTCTCATTACGCCCTGACTTGTTTTCGCTTGTAACGCTGACTCGTTTTGGCATTTTAATCACCTCCCTTCGATGCAATTATCGCACTCAGAGGGAGGCAATCACACAATATTCAGTTTTCAAGTTAAGGAGGTGATCCACATGGATCGCAAGGACATGATTAAGGATCTGACTACTGATCATCCAGAACACACCCCATCTTATTGGGCAGCATTCGATGATGATACCTTGATGCAAATCGTTGAACTAGATCATCAGGAGGTTCAACGAAACGTCTCGGATCAACTTGCTATGGGTTAATCATAGCCCTCTCTAGCATGAATCAATATCCACCAATATTTCATCTTTTAAAGGAAGTGGAACGTATGAAAGCAACAATTAGTAGCCCTTTGAATAGGTTCGCTACTAGAACCAACACGCCACAGAAGGTGATCGCTTATGCAGCAAAATTAGGGCGCTCAACGATCAACAACTATTTTCATGGAACTCCCATTAGAGCAAATGAGGCTACTGACATTGCCAATTCGATGAATGACAGCGAACTAAGCTATGAAATGGCCAACTTGTTTCTAGGAATTCCGAAGCTGTTTAGCGGTGATGGAATATACCACGATCTAAGGGGGCTTTTATTCACCGATAAACGAGAAGAAGACGAAGAGAAGGCTGCTTTCATCAAGCACGACATTGAGGGTCTTGCTAACGATCCCAGCTTTACACGCGATGACGCTAAAAACTTGAAAGCATACGCATTCGAGAAACTTGATAGCACAGTCGCAGATCTAACCGAACTAAATGCTATTTGCGAAATGCTAGGCATCTCAATCATGGATCTTTTCAGCGAAAGGCTCCCGCATTACCAGAAACTTCATTATATGAGGAAGGATGAGCAGGCATGGAACAAGGATTCACACTGATCGATCCCAGTAAGCCGCAAAGGAAACGCAAGCCCTTTAAGCCCAAAGCTTATTGGACGCCAAAAGATGTCATGGCACACTATCAGGTCTCTGCTGCGACAGTGAGCCGTTGGAAGAAACAAGGCGCTCCATTCGTTGGACCAGGTAAAACACAGCGAGTTGAGCCTGAGAAGATGGAGCGTTGGTTTGCACGACAATAGGAGGCCTAACAAATGTTAGAAGCAATCATGTCAGTGCTGTTCGACCCAACATCAGCCTTTTGGAAGTATCTGCTTGTAACTCTAGCCGGCATCATGATCGGCGCCACAGCAGTAGGAGGCTGGAAACAATGGACACGATAAAAAGAGCACAAAAAAATCCCGTAGCGCCAACTACGGGAAGTCAACAATATTGCAGATATTATTATGTCTCAAGTTTATCACGGAAGGCGGTTGATGACCATGCTTGATTACAACACAGCGGTTCTGAACGAGTATCAACGACGAGAAGCGCTCGAAGATAAAGCTGTTGCTGATTGGGAACAATACCACCACACCGTCTTGCCCAAAGATATGGATATCGAACAAGCGGAGGAGTTCTTGGCCACCGCTGATGAATATGAAGTTGATACAAAGAAGCCTTGGTTCTATCAAAGCTGTGCTACATCGCGTTATGAGGGCGCCTTTAACAAAGACAAGGCGAAGGAATACTTGAAAGATTGGATCAACATTCACGGCCCTGAGCGATTCTTAAAAGACGCTGCTAGTTCTACGTATCCGAAAACAGAACTGGTTGAGATTTTCTTCGGCGGTGACAGCTTAGACGTTATTGATTTCATGAAGAATCAAGGATTTCAGGAATGGAAATAGGAGGAGTAGCATATGACGACACAATATGACCTAACAAAAATGCCAGTTAAGAAACTGATTGAGACGCAAACAATTAAGAATAAGTTTGCAGCGCTTCTGGACAAACGGGCACCACAGTTTCTGTCATCGATTGCCAGCGCGGTAAGCCTTAATCCAAGCTTAGCCAGAGTTGATCAGTTAAGTGTTATCAACTCGGCCATGGTAGCAGCAACGCTCGATCTTCCGGTTAACCCGAGCTTGGGTTTTGTCTACATCGTTCCATACAAGAACCAGGCGCAGCCACAGATTGGTTATAAAGGCTATATCCAATTAGCTCAACGATCAGGACGGTATCAGCGCCTGACTGCTTTACCAATTTATGAAGATGAGTTCAAGAGTTGGAACCCACTAACGGAGGAACTTGAGTACACGCCGAACTTCCACGATCGCGAAGCAAGCGAAAAACCGGTTGGCTATGCCGCATCGTTCAAACTGACTAACGGTTTTGAAAAGATGGTCTATTGGACATATCAGCAAGTCGATGATCATCGCAAGCGTTTCAGCAAATCTGGCGGTGGCGCGGAGCCCAAGGGCGTTTGGAAAGACAACTACGAAGCTATGGCCCTGAAGACGGTAATCAAATCGCTGCTGACTAAGTGGGGTCCAATGACAACCGACATGCAAAGCGCGGTCAGTGCCGATGAAAAACCAGTCGAAGTTGATCCAGAACTGAAGGATGTTACCCCCGAAGATCCTAACTCGATCGAGGATGCACTTAACGCTCCCGCTGAACCCGTCACAAAATCGGAGGTGAAGCCAGATGCTCTTAAGCCAGACATTACCCACGACCCAAATGCAGGAAAACAACCAGAAATCTTTGACGGTCAACAAGGATAATTATTACTCGCTGGATACCAGTTTCAAATATCAGTCTGCTACCTGGTTTAAGAAATTTCTGACATGCGAAGCAGAAGCGATGGCCGAGTTGCAAGGTAAATGGACACCAAGAGGTGATCCGACTGCCTTGCTGGTTGGAAACTATCTACACAGCTATTTTGAATCCAAGCAAGCTCATGAGTCTTTTATCAAAGGACACCCAGAGATGTTCTCAACTCGTGGATCATCAAAAGGACAACTGAAAGCCCCGTATAAACAAGCTGATGCGATGATTGCCACGCTTGAAGCTGATGAGAATGTTCAACGACTTTATCAGGGCGAAAAAGAAGAGATCCTGACCGGTGATCTGTTTGGGGTCGAGTGGATGGGCAAGCTGGACTGCTTCGACTCCACAAAGTCATTCTTTTTGGATCTGAAGACCACACAGTCGCTTCACAAGAAGTATTGGAAACCAGGAGAACGTCAGCCAACCAGTTTCGTTGATGCCTATAACTATCAGCTTCAGATGGCGGTTTATCAGGAGCTGATTTACCAAAATTACGGAACGCGACCACGAGCATTCATCATTGCCGTGACCAAGGAAGATGTACCCGACCATGCCGTCATCGAAGTGCCACAGTACCGTATGGACGAGGCACTGGAAGAGATCCATGACAGCACCGAACACGTTGAGGCGGTTAAATCCGGTCAGGTGCGGCCACATCGATGTGAGGCCTGTGATTACTGCAAGGCAACTAAACGAGTCGCCACAATTATCAGCATGGATGAGCTAGTCGAGTAGGAGGTGACTCACCGCATGGATTTATTCAAGCTAATTCGAGAGTTCTACATTCAGCAAAGCGTTAATCCGCTAAGCACAGGACAGATAGCATTATGGCATGGGCTGGTTTACCAATGTAACCAGCTAGGCTGGCCAAGCGAATTCAATATGCCGAATCGAACACTCGAAACGTTGACTGGTTTAAGCCGTCAGGGCATCGTCAAAGCCCGCAACGCGCTAAAGCAGTCAGGGCTGATAGATTTTCAAACTAACGGTGTTAAGGCAACGACCTACTCAGTCATCGATATTTCACGAAAACTTAGTACGTCAGATAGTAGGCAACCTAGTAGTCAAGCTGATGGCAGTGTGTCAAATAGTAGGCAACACAGTAGGCAACCTAGTAGGCAACACAGTTTACAAGGTAGTTTACAACCTAGTAGGCAACACAGTAGCACATACACTAAACAAGACGAGACTAAACTAGACAAAACTAAACGACAACAGACTACTGCTCCAGTAAAGGCAGCGGAGAGGCCTGCTGAAGAACCGTCATCGTCGTCATCATCAATTCTTGATATTTGCAATTTCTGGGAAGGAAACGGGTTTGGACAACTGTCACCGTTCACCAGAGAAAGCCTTGTTGATTGGGTTGATGACATGCGAAAAGCAGGATCACCTGAACCTGAGAAGCTAGTCCTAAATGCGCTACGGACTGCAGTTGAAAGCAATGTCAGAAACTACAAGTACGTCAATGGCATCTTGAAAAACTGGGAGAGCAAGCGTCTTCTCACGG